AAAAGAAGATTATCTAAAAACATTTGGTAAAATGAGGCCGAATAGTAAAAGCTTAGATAACTTAATTCAATTATTCATCCAAAACGTAGAACCAAATTTTAGTATATCATGTGGCAAATGCAAGAAAAGAGTAATAGGTTACTGGGGTCAGAGGCTAAAGAATTGGGGGATGCTTTAACCCATGCTTTATACTCAGTAGTAGACGGTGCTTTTGATGCTCGTCATGCTGTTACTATACTATTAGATGAAGGGTTTATTAATGAAAAAGCTATTAGAAAACTAGCTTTATTAAGAGATTTCGATATTATGTATAAGAATCCATTAGAAAAAACTATGGATATTTACTACAATCTTTCAGTAAAATATGATATTTCTGTAAATTTAGTTCGTAAGATAGTTGCAGAGAGAAGAAAATAACTTATATTTGAAGTCCTTTGTAGGTTACTTCTCATAATAGGGATTAAACAATTAGTTGGTGTAAGAGAGCTTTAAACGGCTCTCTTTTTTATTGCTACAATAATTAACATTATGTTAAATAGAAACCTAGTACAATTGTACTATGAATTGGTATTCTATTAATAATTCTATAAATAATGCTCTATCAATCGCGATAGACGAAGAAATCGGTTCATTTGGTATTGATGCTAAAGGTTTTATTGATGAGGTAAAATCAAGCGGAGCTACTGAAATTGAATTGACTATAAATAGTGGTGGTGGGTCTGTATTTGATGCGCTTGCTATTTATGACTTTTTAAAGAACTCTAGTTTAAATGTTTCTGTTAGAATTGAGGGCTTAGCTGCTAGTGCTGCTACTATTATTGCTTTAGCGGGTAATGAAAAGCCTACAATGACGGAAAACAGTTTTTTTATGATCCATAACGCTTGGATGCCTGTTGTTTCTATGGAAGGTATGAACTCTGAACAAATCAGACAATATACTGAGGAACTAGAAAAGCAAGCTCAGTTAATGGACATGATAAACCTAAGATTAGCTAAAATCTATTCTAAAGTTACTGGAATAGGTGTTGAAGAAATTCAAGGCTTAATGGCTGAGGATTCTTGGTTTAGTGCTGAAAAAGCATTAGAAGCAGGTTTTATATCTGGAGTAGAAGCGGGAGTGGCTGTAGCTGCATTTGTTAGCCCTAAAGAGTTAGCAAAGAAAGGTTATAAAAACACTCCTAAGAACTATGTAAATCAATTAAATAACGTGAATATGTCTGAAAACACAGAAAAGTCCTTAATGGACAAGTTAAAGGCTTTAATCGGTGGTGAGTCAGAAGCGAAAGCAGAAGCACCTAAGAAAGAAGAGCCTAAGGAAGTAGTAGACGTGGAAGCATTAACCGCTGAGATTTCAGCTAAGGTAACTGCTGAAATGAATGCTAAATTAGAGGAGTCAGCTAAAGAGCTAGAAGAGTTAAAAGCATCTCATGAAGAGGCTATTAAAGCAGAGGCTAAAAAAGCTGAAGAACTTAAGAAAGAATTGGATAAAGCGAAAGCTTCAAGAGAGCCGTTAAAAGCTTCTGAGGACAAAGTTGCTCCAGAATTAAAAGAAGAAGTTAAAGATGAGTTAGGTGCTATTTTAATGAACTCATTTAAACTAAGTGGATTAATTAAATAATAAATTAAAGAAATGGCAAATTTTATTACACAATCGTTTAACGTAACTTACTCAGGAAGAGATATTACGGACGAATTATTTTACGCTCCTCAAGAAGGAAGCGATGATTTAGCGGGAATCAGATTTATGACTAACGTTAAGACTAAGGTTAATATGTATTTACCTTCTACTCTTAACAAGGTTGTTAGAAAGTACTCTACTTGTGGTTTTGCTGCTACAGGTGGTGTTATTGATGTATCTGATAAAACGTTAGAAACTTCAAGATTAAAAGTAAACTTAGAGCAGTGTGGTGACACTTTCTACGGTACTGTATGGGAAGAGTTTTACAACTCAGGAACTGCAATTGATGATTTAAATGATACTATCGTTGGTGAAATCGCACGTAGAAAAGTTGCTGAAGCTATTAGAGATGACAACGGGCGTATCGCTTGGTTTGCTGCTAACACTGCTGCTGATGCTGATTACGCTCAGTTTGACGGTTTTATTCAGTTATTCGTTGATAACTCTGCTGAATTAGGACAGTATGTTGAAATGTCAACTATTGCTAACGTTGAAGATACTAACGGTGACTTAGTTGCTGATGGTGCTTACGAGTTATTAAAATCAGCTTGGGAGAATCAAACTAAAGTTTTACGTCAAATGCCTAGAGCTTCTAAAGAGTTTAGAGTTACTTGTACTATCATGGATAACTTAAGAACTACTTACGAGCAGTTAGGAACTGGTAACAACTTAGGACTATCTATGTTAATTGACGGTTCTGACTCTCTTACTTTCAGAGGGATTACTGTTAGAGAGGTTGCTGGTTGGGATACTCAGTTAGCTGATGCTGCTAACCCTAACTCACAAACTAACGGAATTGATATTGGTGCTAACATGATGGTTTACACAGTAAACGATAACTTAGTTATCGGTTCTGATGTATCTGATCCTGATGCTCAATTAAGATTCAGAAGTAATGATGATGACGATGAGTTATTAAAAATCATTGCTAAGTACAAGATGGGAGCGCAGTTTGTACATGGAGAGTTAATTTCTTTCTACTACTAAGATTTATAAGCCCTCTTTCGGGAGGGCATTTTTTTAACTAATAAAATTATTAATAATGGAAATTTCAACAGATATTCTTTTAGCTTGTGCTGATGAGAATAGAAGAGGAGGTATTAAAAGAGTTTTTGTAATTAACAAAGATGATATTGATACATTTACTGTTTCTACTGATCCTGAGCATGCTTATACTGCTGTAACACTTGCTGATACTGATGCTGTATGGTATGAAATTGAAGGAGAGTTAGAAACTAAGTCTTTTTCTTCAGAAGGTTCAAGAGAAAACGGTTCTATCGCTTACGAAAATACTTTAGAAGTATTCTCTCCAAGAATGGAGAAAACAAAAGCATACGGTATTAATCAGTATATCCAGTCTTGTGGTTTAGTTGTAATCTTTGAAACTTACAACAAAGAAACTTCAGAAAACAAAGCTTTTGTATTAGGTTACGATGAAATTATGGGGATTGATGCTCATGTTGACGCAATCGCTAACGAAGTATTGGAAGCAGAAGTACAAGGGCAAAACGGTTACACTGTAACATTTGCTAACACTGGTGCTGAATTAAAGTACGAATTTGTAGGTACTATTACGGCTAATACTGGTGCTGTAAACTTTGGAGCTTAAGACATTTAAGATCATAATTTGGTTTATGGTGGATGCTCAGAGATGAGATTAGGGAGGTGTAAAAGCCTCCCTTTTTTATTGATAACAGTATTGTAATTGCAACTCCCTACGGTCGCAGTCGCTCAAGCTCAATTACAAAGCGTTGTAGTGCATTACCACACCAACAAATAACCGTTTTGCACATCCACAGTAAAAATGTAGTTATCATCTCTTTTTTGGGACAACATCATACTAATTGCCTTTGTTGGTACTTTATCAACTATCTCGTTAAATGTTCCTTTAATCTGTTTCATTGTTTTAAGTATTAACGCACCACAACAACAGCTAAAAAACATAGCCAATCAAAGTTGGTGCAATTTTGAAACGTTATTATGTGGCTACGCTTCTTAGCCAAACCGTTGTATGCCATTAAAATAAATTGAATGACATTCCTAAGTATTTAAAACTATGAAACCCTTTATCACTATCTCTTAAATAAATGTAATCGGTTGCTTCATCTGTTAAGTCCAAAATATCAGAGTATATTTTCTCTCTCTGTTTAGGGTTACATTTTAGGCTTATAATAAAACCTTTTGGTAATCCGTTTCTGTGTAGCTTTATTCCAAGCTCAATCAAATCGTGTAAGTTATTTATTTCTTCCATATTAAAATTTATTTAAACGTCATACAACACAAAATAAATTGCATTGAAACGCCAATTTATTCAAACCGTTATAAAAAACTAATTCAATTCATTAAATAGCTTTCTTATGTCTTCCTCGTCTGGTTCATCAATACCAGTTAATGTTCTAACATTTTGATACAACGCACTCAAATAATCGCTATTATCT